GGGCCTAATAAGGGAAAACTTATGCCAGGATTTAAAGGAATGGTTTCTATTGCTAATACAAAAGACAATGCAAGGGCTATTCTTGATTCTTATGGTCAACTTTATGAAGATAGACTTCTAACAAAAGCTTATTCCTCAAGAGGAAAAGGAACAACAGGTTTTGAAGCTTATGATAATGCGATAGCAAACTTAAAAAAGACAACATTGGGTGGAATTGTAAACGCTACTAGTCGTCGTTTCGGAGGAAATGATATTTTCACGAGAGTAACTAGTGAAAGTAACGAACTTGTCACTACATGGAACAAATATGGGACAGTAATGGACTTAAAACCATTTAATAAGTTTTTGGAATGGTATCCTCAGTATATTTCAGCCTTTAAACTTGCTAAAGTTGCAATGAACACAGGTTCTCATGTAATTGCTAATATCGGTAACTTCTTTATGGGAGCGATGATGGGACTTCCTGTAGCAAATGCTAATTATTTAAATGAAGTAGTGACAGCAAGAAAATTAGTAGCAGGAAAACTTGGGTATCAAGGGATAGTGGAACAACTTAACGTTTTTGAAGATTTAATTAAAAAAGATCCTGGGCAGTTTAGAGCTCTTACTGGAATGGATCCATCTGAACTTTCTCAAAAGATAAAACTTGGAGATAAAATTTTAAGTGTTGAAAGCATTTTTGGAGAAGCTAAAAAAACATTAGTTTCAGAATGGGGAGGAGTAGAGGAAGCTATGGGTAAGGCTCAAAGTTTAGATGATTTAGAAAAAGCAAATACACTTGGAAAAGGAAAGGCTATTGATAAAAGTCTTTCTACTGGAACTAAGACTATGGAAAATATGTCTAAAGAAGGAACAGTTTATGGAGCAGATCAAACTACTTCTTTCTCTTCGATGGAAATAACTGATCTTGATTTTACTCAAAAATTGAAAGATTCTATCGCTAAAAAACTTACAACTAATCCAAATAATATTGGATATAAGGCATTAGACTTTATGTTGAATAGAATGCCAATCGCCTATGAACGTATCGACCAAGGATGGAAAATTGGAACTACAAATTACCTAACAAAGTTTGGATTAACTAGAAAGGAGTTAATGGTGATAAGTCGATCTGTTCCAATAGAGGAAGCAGATTTACTTGCTCCAATTACAGAAGGAGTTACTGAAGCAATGTATAGACTTACACCATACGCAGCATCAAGAGTGGCCATGGAAGCATTTATGAATTATTCTGCTATGCCTGACTTTGTAAAACTAACAAGAGCTATGCCATTCGTGGGTAGTTCATTCTTCTCATTCCCATATGCGATGGCAGTAACAATGGGGAAAACCGCAATTGATAATCCTGCAATCTTTAACAAAGTAGCTTTTATGATGAATGAAATGAACGCCGGTAGAACACCACAAGAAAGACAAGCACTGGAAAGTAAATATAATCAATACATGAAATCTCCTACTGTTGTAAAGGTGATGGGAATGTGGAATACAAATGTTAAAAATCTTATTCCTTATTATTCAATGAACATGTTTAATCCATCAGAAAGAAATTATAATACTGACACTACACCAGGAAAGATCTTCCAAATGACAGACAAATTACCTTTCTTCCAAGATCCAATTGGCCAAATCATGAAAGATTATTTAATCCAACCATGGATGCTTTCTGGAACAGTGGAAATACCACAAGGTCAATTTGGGCAACCATTATATCCATCTTTAGATGTAAACGGGAAACCTATGAAAGTGGGATTGGGAACAAAAGCTCTTTATGCAGGGAAGGCAGCAATAGAATCAGTAGTTCCTGGAGTAGTTGGTTATTCCGGAGCATTAAATGCGTTTGCAGGAGTGGGGCCAGAGGTTATAAATAAATTACCATTAGGATATGCATTCTCTGGAATAGCCAATGCTACACAAGGAAGAAGTTCCATAGGAGCACCAGCTCCTTCAATGGACGCATTTAAAAAGACTCTTACTACTATTATAAGTAGAACTGGAATTCCTTACTACAATCTTGATCCAAATATTTCCTCTGGCTTACCCTCAGGTCAATAGGAAAAATTAAAAGATAGGAGTATACTTTAATTATTAATATAATATAAATAAATATATGGAAGATAACAATGATAAAAAACTTGGGCGAATAGTTGATCATGATACACGAAGTCTCACATTTGCGTTTGATACTACAGGCTTAACTATTATAAATGTAAAACACAAAAGACATATCCCAATATTGGATCAAAATCCATTAAGTTCTTGCACTGGTAATGCAGGCATCGGAAGTCTAGCTACCACTCCTTTATTTGACAATTTAACTACTCCTTATCAATTTACATTAGACGAACCTGGAGCAATACAACTTTGGTCCGGCGCATTAAAAATGGACGGAGGTATCGGTTATCCTCCACAAGATTATGGTTCATCAGGACTTTCAATAGCTAAGGTATTATACAATGCAAAAATGATCTCGGGTTACCAACACACCTTTACTCTTGAAGACGCGTTAAAAGCTGGCTCACTTTATCCTTTCATAACTGGTATCCCTTGGTATTCAGATATGTTTCGTCCAGACACTGATGGAAGAGTTCATCCAACTGGTAATATAGCAGGAGGTCACGAAATTCAAATGGATGAAATTGACGCAGATAATGGCAGAATATGGTTCTGTAATTCATGGAACAAAACTTGGGGAGTAGAAGGAAGATTCTACTTAACTTGGGCAGATTATGGTAATTTATTGGGACAACAAGGAGATGTAACTATATTGTTCCCAGCGATAGTTACTCCACCAGCTCCAGTTTATAAGACATTAAGATATGGAAGTACTGGCGATTTAGTTAAAACACTTCAAACTCTTCTTAATCAAAGTGGAGCAAAACTTACTGTTGATGGAGGTTTTGGGTTTAAAACAAAAGCAGCAGTCATGATTTATCAAATAAAACATAGTCTCGTAGCAGATGGGGTTGTAGGTCCAAAGACTTGGGCAGTTTTAAATGTTATACCAACTCCTGTATTAAGTAAAATAGATAAGTGGTGTGAAGCGGCAAAACAGATGGAAGGAGCAAAACTAGAAAGAAACAATCCCGGAAACCTTCGTTTCGTTGGCCAGCAATACGCAATCAATGACAATGGATTCTGTAAATTTGATACATACCAGCACGGATACGATGCACTCAAATCTCTTATTACTCGTGCCTGTAAAGGGGAGAGCAAGTTTTATAATCCCGAAGGTAACCTTTATGACTTTTATAATGTATATGCTCCAGCAAATGATGGAAATGATCCTCATCACTACGCGGAATTTGTAGCCAATTATATTGGAGTTAACCCATTGGTAATTATTAAAACTCTATTATAATTAAAGGTCGCCATTATTATTAAAAAAATATAAAAATATTATGAATCAAAAAATTTCTCTCGCATTACAATCTCGAGTATTCTGGACAGTAGCAGTGATGATTGCTCTAGCGGTAATCCCAGTTATTAAAGATTATTTAAGTCCAGCAGTTTTCACAGTAATTGAAGCTATCTTAGGGGTGTTGGCTTCTTACTTCAATGTTACTCCGACTCCTTCTTTTACCGCAAAGTTAAATAACTTAAAGTAATAATAAAATCCCCCTCCTCTTTCTATCAAGGGAGGGGTTTTTTATTTTAAGGACATATGGTACAATAGGAGTAATTAAATTTATTAATTAATTTTTTAAAATATATGGATCCAAATCAAGCAAATTTAGTTCCTCCTCAGGAACAAACACAACCAATAGGTCAACAGTTCGCGCCAACTGCTCCAGCTCAGCAACCAGCAGGTGTGCCAGGAGTTCAACCAGAATTATCACAAGAAGAAATGCAGCAAAATCTTTCTGATATGATGGCTAAAATAGATAGTGTTTTCCTTGATATGAATAGTGGAAACGCTTCAAATGCAGAAGAATTACAAGCACAGAAAGATGTGATGCTTAAAGAAGTTTTTGATTTATTTATAAAAATGGGAGTAGATCCTAGTAATGTAGAACAAGTAAGAGCATTTTTAGATGGGATAAAAGCTCAAAACCCAGAACTTTATCAAAAAATAGAGAAAGCTTTGGGTGAATTAATCGGAGGAGATACAACTCAACCTGTAGATCCAACTCAAACTACAACTCCCCCAGATCAAACTCAACCCCCAACTGGTTCTTTTGATCCAGTAACAGGAAGCGCTATTTAATATTGGAAATAAATCCAAAATATGAATATGAAGAATTACAATAAAACTTATGAGAACGTTTTTTCTACAGATAGGGAGAAAAGTAGTGGAAGATTATATCCAGACAAAATAACTGTAGGAGATATGGAATTAGATAAATACATACTAACATTTAAGGACTTTATGAAGGACTTTTATTTAGATATGTTTAATGGATGTGTTAAATTGTCTTGGTTAAGAAGAAAGTTCTCTTATTATGGGAAGAAAACGATTCTACCTATGAATAAGAACTCTTTACTGGTAAATATAGCGTTTGTTAAGTTCCTAAGAAGAATGGTAGGTAATGATATACAGATACTCACTCGAGGAAAATTCTTTACTAAGTTAGAGTTGTATTTCGATGAATTATTCTCCGGATTTGAAGAAGGAAACCCTTTTGAAAACCCAGATTATTATAAATTCCCATTCGAGAATATCTCAATAGATTTCTTAATAGCTGTTTACCAGTTGGACGATAGAATAGAATTACTAAAAAAAGCAGATAAGGATAAAATGTCTTATGCTGTTTTTTTGGATTATGTGATCAATCATGTTTATTCTATTAATGAAGAAATTGGAAGAGATAGATATCAACTTCGACATAATAAGGATCGTAATTTTCCTTTTTGTGTAATTGATACCGATAAAACTAAAAAATAAAGTATGGATAATATTAAACTCAAGCCTGTCGTATTCGTGCAGGGCGAATACGCTTACAATAAACAAAATACAACTCAACAAATAATGTTGTTGAAAGCATTAAGAACAACTCAAGATCCTAAAAAACTTAGGGAATTAATTGGAGTTAAAAGTGTAGCTGATGTTTATAGAACTCTGGATAAGATAGCAATGAGAAAAGAATATCATGCAGCCCTAGCCAAGAATGGTATAACTTTTGATTATGTAGTGGATGGGATAAAGAAAGAAATAGATACAGCAGACAAAGCTTCCGATAGACTTGCTGGATTGAAAATGATTCTTCAGTCTATTGGTCTAGATAAATATGATGATACTTCAATAGGAGGAGGTTCTTGGGAAGATGCTCTTCTAAAAATTAAGAATGATGAAATACAAAAAGGAGAAGTGGTCATAATTCCTGAATATACTGTAACACCTCCAGAGATGCCAGAACATATAAGATTAGCAAAAGAAAAGGCTAATAGAGAATCAAAAGGACTTTATGACTAATGCTACCGAACAACCAGGAGTAGAACAACTTGCTGATCCAAGATACTATTTGGAGCATTTTTGTAGAATTAAAGGGAAGGAAGGAAAGGGACTTGAACCCTTTATTCTTAAGCCTGCCCAGTTGGATATTTTCAATACTATCAACAGAGAGAATCGAATCATTATAATGAAAGCGCGGCAAATTGGATTTTGCCTTGACAAAGATACAAAAATATTGTCTAGTGATTTGAAATGGATAACATTAGACGAAATAAAGGTTGGACAGGAAATAGTTTCAGTACAGGAATTTGCTGACAAAGGAAGGGGTAAGTCTAAAAAAATGAAACGTGCCGTCGTTGAAAAAAAGAGTGATACTTTTCAAGAAGCTTTTAAAATTAGAACATCGGATGGACGTGAACTGATAACAACCGCTTCTCATAGATTATTAAGTAAAAAGTGGGAATGTAGTACAGAACATGTATGGAAAAAGGTAGAAGACATGAACGTCGGTGATTCTATTCGTTATATAACAGATATTTGGGACGAACCAGACTACGAAGACGGTTGGTTTTCTGGAATTATTGATGGAGAAGGACATCTTTCTAAAAAAACAAGGACAGGTATTTCATTAACCATAAGTCAAGTTGAAGGACCTGTTCTAGAGAGAATCGTAAATTATGTTAAAAGCCGTGGTATTGGATACAGAACTGAATGGGATAGACGTAAACCTGGGGTAGGGTCTAAATTGGGCTCTAAGGAAGTGTGTAAGATTGTAATCGGAAATATAGGAGATGTTTTTAGGGTTATAGGAAAAACAAGACCGTCGAGGTTGATTAATCGAGACTGGTGGACAGATAAAGCGATTCCAAATATAGGATGGGCTACGATTATCTCGATTGAACCTCTAGGAGAAAGAAGAATGATTGATCTCCAAACTTCTGAACATACATATATAGCGAATGGGTTTGTTTCTCATAATTCGACAGCTGTTACGGGTTACTTTTATCATAAGACAATTACGACAGGAGGAGTTACTTCTGCTCTTGTTGGTTATAACAACGACCTTACTGCGGAACTTCTAGACAAGATTAAAACTTTCATACGAACAACACCAGACTCAGTGCGCCCAACAATTCATTACAACTCGAAATTTGAGATCTCCTTCCCTAAATGGGATTCAAAGATACTTGTGCTTCCATCTACTGAAAACGTAGGTCGTGGATATACGATTAATTATTTACTAGCTACTGAGTTACCTTTTTGGGATAAACCTGAAGAGAAAATGATGACTATTGAAGCTTCTGTTCCAGTTAATGGGAAAATAATCATCGAATCTTCTCCCGGATCTGTTGGAGACTACTTCCATAGAATGTGGGTGTCGGAGAATGGATATGTAAAAAAAGAATATGGGTGGTGGTGGAATTATTCCGAAGAAGAAATAGAAACCATTCGTAAGAGAATGAATAATCCACGTAAGTTTAACAACAACTATGCGCTGGAATTCTTGTATTCAGGTAGAGCCGTATTTACCCCAGAAACAATTGCATTGCAAAGAAAGAGTGTTCTCAATATTGGAGATAAAGTAAAACTTAGTGATGGTAGTGAACATACCGTACGTGAGGATGAAGGTTTCCGTATGTACAAACCACCAGAACCTGGGCATTTCTATTCTGCCGGTGCTGACTGTTCCGAGGGTGTGACTGGAGGAGACTATTCTGTGTTGGTTATAATTGATAGAGCAAATGGTGAAGAAGTGGGAATGTGGAGAGGCTTACTAGCGCCTGACAGATTCGCAAAAGTTCTCGATAAGTGGGGAAGACAATACAACAACGCCTTGATGGTCGTAGAGATGGAGGCGCATGGAAATGTCGTGCTTAATGTTCTTAAACAAATGCTTTATCCGTCATTGTATTTCAGGCCATCACGATTTGACACAATTGGAAATCCATGGTCCGATAAACTTGGTTGGCGTACAACCAAGGTTACGCGCCCCATACTTCTAGACGAAATGGAACAAATGGCCAGAGAAGGTAATCTTACAATCCACTCAAAAGAAATAGTCGACGAGATGACAGTGTTCATATTTAATGATAGTGGAAACATGATTTGTATGGACGGCTACCACGATGACGCGATATTCGCTACCGCTATCTCATTACAGGGATTTAAGGTTCTTAGTGGCAAGAAGATGGATCAATTAAGTTATGTTCAACATCTTCCAAACATTGGTTATTAATTAGAATAATGTTATAATATATATATGGGAAAAACATCAGGATCATTCCAAAAAGGACATAAATATTGCGGACATAAAGAAGGGAGTTTTTTGGGAATGAAACATTCAGAAGAATCTAATAATAAAAATAAAGAAAAACATCTCGGGAAAAAATATCCGAATCGTAAGTCTTCTCCTTTAACTGAAGAACATAAGAAAAATATAAAAAAAGGTAATATAGGTTTAAAAAGAACTGGATTAGCCTTACAACATATAATTAACACTAATCAAAAACCTTGGACAGAAGAAAGAAGAAAGAAAATGGCGGAATCTAAGACTGGAGATAAAAATCCAGCAAAAAGAGAAGAAGTAAAAGAAAAAATAAGACTAACTAAATCAAAAAATCCTAATAGATATTGGTGGGGTAAAAAAAGATTTGATATGATAGGAGATAAGAATTCATCTTGGAAGGGTGGAATAACTCCTGAAAATCATAAAATAAGACATTCTTTAGAATCAAAATTCTGGAAGAGGGAATGCTTAAAACGAGATAACTTTATTTGTCAAAAAACTGGTCAAAAAGGAGGTGAATTAGAGGTACATCACATAAACAACTTTGCTGATTTCCCCGAATTAAGATTTGATATTAATAATGGGATAACTCTTTCCAAACAATCACATAAAGAATTTCATCATATTTATGGAAATAAAAATAATACCAAGGAACAACTAGATGAGTTTTTAATAAATAAGTAGGACTATGGTAAAATAATACTATGTACAATCTTGAACCTAATAAATATACGCGTTACAATACATACAATCCGAGTAATTATTCCCCGGAAGAAGTAATCTTTCAATCTAAGTTTATGCTCCAAATGATGGATGCAAAACAATATTTTTTAAGAATAACTAAACCTAGACTTGATAGATCCTACAAACTTTTTATAGGATATAATGGTGACAGACAATTGCAGATCAAGTCATGGCAAGCAAATATATTCGTACAATATACTATGGCCGTCGTCGAAACATTGATGCCGCGCGTCCTTGACGCGCGCCCAGACTTCAGCGTCCAAGGACGAACGGCTGAGGATCAGGCAAAAGCTGAAAAACAACAACAATTGGGTGATTATATATGGGAAATCTCACATATGGACAGAACTGTGGAAGATGTTGTTCGCTCCTCTCTTGTTTATGGAACAGGTTATCTTCAGGCTTATTGGAAGAAAGATGTTCGAGAACATAAATTCCTTAGAACAAAAGATTTACTTAAGAAAAAATACGAATGGAAAACAGAAAAAAGAACTTTTTATGATGCCCCTTTTGCTGAATGGGTAGATAATTACTCACTTTTTTATGACTGGCACAATACAGATAGACAAAGCAAACAATATTGGTTTAAACGTCTTTGTTTAACTGGACCAGAAATAGAAAGAAGATATCCTAACGCCGATCCAGAAAGACTTGCCCTCGCCTTAAATAATCCAGGAGGTGATTTAACTGATTATGCTTCTATTCGAACACAAGTTAAACAAAATCAAGAACTTATTGTAAAAGGGATCAATACTTTTAATGGTATAAATACATTTAATGGCCCTACTTACGGTTCTTTTGGATATGGTAGTGATAAATATAATACTTTCGGTGATCCTCAACTTCAAATGTATGAAGTTTTTGAATGGACTCAACCTTTTAATGATATGTACTCCGTGCACGTAGGAGGAGGATATACTCCAATCTTTGAGAATGGATGGATGCCTATTCCTTATGACTTTAAAGAGGCTACTTTCATTGATTTCCCTTATTTGAAGGTTCCAGGTGAATTTGAAGGATATGGACTTCCAATGATTCTTGAAAATCCTCAGATTATGATGAATATGATCAAGAATCAGCGTTTAGATGCTGCGACTTTATCAATTCACAAAATGTGGATTGTTAACCCACTTGCAAACATCAATAAAGAAGAACTCGTTACTCGTCCTTTTGGTATTATCTATTCAGTAGATCCAAACGGGGTACGTGAAGTTCAATTCTCAGATATTAAAGCTTCTGCTTACAAGGAAGAAGATCTACTTAAGGCTGATATGCGTTACGCATCAGGTGTAGATGATTTCTCAATGGGAGCCGGAGGAGGAGCAAGTAGTGCTACTGAAGTACGTCACTTGCGTGAATCAACTCTAGAACGCGTACGTCTATTCGTAAATCACTTAGGAGATGGTTTTTCTATCCTTATGCGTTATTGGATGGATATGTCACGTCAATTCTTTACAAAGGATATGATAATCAGAATAATTGGAGATGATGGAAAGACTTTGTTCCCAATAATTGAAAAAGACGACCTTTGTGGACAATTTGATTATAAAGCTTCAGTACTTCCTTCTATTGCTGGACAACAGGATATTAAAAAGAAACAAGATATGGATCTATTCCAGCTTCTTATTAATCTTCCATTCGTTGATCCTCAAAAACTTACACAGAAAATACTTGTAGATTGGAACTGGGCACTTGATTCTATCGTAAAAGGAGAAGAAGCGTCTGCACAACCTCAAATAGGGCCAGACGGACAACCAATACCAGCGTTAGGGCCAGATGGACAACCATTACCTCCACCAGAGGATCCAATGGCAGCAATGGCGGCAGGATCACCAGATGTACCTACACCACCAGGGCCAGGAACAAAGAGCATCTCGCCAGATGTAGCAAGGCAAGCCTTGGCTATGTTGAGAGGTGGACCATCAGCAGGAGCAATCCCGGGAGCCAACACAGCTGCATCCCCATCCCCATTTGCTCAAGCCTCTTCTCCTATAAACCTTATGAAAGCAGGAGGCATGCCTCCAACTGCGCCGAGACTTCAACTCCCTACGACAAATAGCAGAGGGGCCAACAGAACAGGCAAGGTAAACACAAATACATCAACACATAGTGCAAATTCAAATCCCGAAAGTGCCTTAATTAACAGAGCAACTAGCCTTCAAAAAGGTAAATAATATGCCATTTCTTTCACTAGCACAAATGAGAGGAGCCTTCTCCGGGAAATTAGGTCCCGAGATGAAAGTTCATGCCCAAGAATGGTTAGATGCGACTCCCGATACTAAAAACCTACCAGAACATATACCACCTAAGAAAAAACGAAAAGATGCACTTAAGAAGATATTAAAAAGACATACAGGGAAAGGAGGACTAGAAGTATCACCATATAAACAAGCAGAAGGTCCAATAGATTTATTAAAGATTAGAGGGGAACCACCAACGGCGATGGGTGTGCCCAAGACAAAAGATAATTATTTAGGTAATAGATTAACAAAATAACATGAAAACACAAAAACAAATTTTAAAAGATAGAGTAATAAATGCAAAAGATGGACAAGGGGGTCCAACTTCTATTAGAACTCCAAATATGGCGGGGAAAAATGTTCCTGTGGGAACTGCGGGAAGTGTCGGAGATCCAAACACAACACAAGGAGTATATATGCCAGGACCAGGTAGTCCCGCACCCACTCTAATGCCAAACCCTCAACTATATCAAGAGAAACCTGTAACACCTCAATTACCACCTAAATATAGTGATCCTAAACCTCAACTTAAACCAGACTATCCAAGTTTTGGACCTTACATTCCCCCAAGAAACCCTCAACCCGGAGTAGATGATTATAAAAGATACTCTCAACCAATGCCACAACCTATCCAACACTCAACCCCAGTAAAAACAAATGAATATAATACAACAACAGGGGTAAAATTAACACCAGGGCAAACTTATGTAAATGCACAAGGCCAAACGATCACACAGGGAACCACTTGGAATCCAGAACCTAAATCTAATGGTAACCTTAACCCAGGAATTAATCCAAAATACGGAACACCTTCTACCCCTAAAATCGAATGGGGTGGAGCCCCAAAAGGAACTCCCCCACCAACTGATCCATTGCCTAAAGGAGCGATAGGATGGTTCTGGTATGGGAATAAATGGAACCCAAATTATCAATATAAACCAATGTAAATAACAATTAATTTTATGGAAAAAAACAAAATGATGATGACAAAAAAAGAGATGTTAAAGAAAGCGTGTGGAAAAGGAGGATTTAAAGAAGGATTTCAAAATATAGGAAGTCATGCAAAAAAGAATTATAATGAGGCTTATTCTAGTAATATGGCTCAATATAAAAAAGATTCAGGTATAGATAAGAATATGTTTCCAGATTCTATAATGGCCGGGGCAAAAGGAGCTATTTATGGTGGTATTGGGGCTATAGGAGCAATGGGGGAGAATTTAAAGAGTAATATAGACAAAGTAAAATCTATTGTTAATCCCAAAAAGGAGTTATTGAACAAGATAGTTAAAAAAACTGGTGTTGGAACAAGATATCCAGATATGAAACCTCTCAAAACAAGTATGTCTGCAAAAAGAGTAAATAATATCAATACAGTGGACAAGACACCTTCAATTAAAAAAACTATATAACATAAAATAACTATATGAATACAAACAATAAAAAAGATTATTATACAGATGACATTCGAGCCCAAATAAGGAATATGTCCAGTGATGATATGAAGGTTCTACTTAAAGAACTAGAAGGGATGCCTCATTGGTTCGCTATCTTAAAGTATAATTTAGAAAGAATAGGGGTAATACAGGATTCATTCCTGGTCTTGGATCCAGTCAAAGATCCTACTTCTATCGCAAGATATCAAGGAAACATAACGGGGATATTAGATCTTCAAGACGCGGTACTTTCTCTCAAATTCGAAGAGAAAAAATCCGAAGATCCTAAATACAAAGAAGAGAAAGAATTGAATGACCTTGGCGGAGCATATGGAAAGTATTAGGTCGTGGTTTATTTATTAATAATTTGTGGTATAATATAAATATATGACATTAAATTTAAAAGCAACAGGGTTCCCAAAATTGACAGCAAAACTTGTTAGTATAACTAAGGCTCCTAAAATATCTAAAGTAACATCATTTAAATTTCCAAAGTCACCAGTAATTAAGGGACCTAAGGATTTTAATTTTGCAAAAGCTACTAAGATAAATAAATTACCTGCTCCTAAAAAGGTAAGTATTTTAAAAAAGGCAGTTAAAAAATCAGCATATGGAATCAAACTCTAATTTGCAACAATCCGGACCGATTACAACTGTTGATTCAAGTAAAGACGAAAGATTAAAGGTTGATGTAGGTCGAAAAAAAATATTAAAATCAATTTTAAAAAAATATGGCAAAAACAAAAAAAGGAATAATTAAAAAAGCAATAATGGGCACTATCACAGATGGAACTGCCGCTCATGAAGGCGCTGAATCAAAGAAGAAAGAAGTTGGCGAAGGGAAAAACGATAATGAGAAAGACTTACCTTTCCAAAAGTATTCAAATTTAAAGAAATAGCATGGAAAAAACATTTTCTACAAAAGAATCAAGAAATATTGCGAAAAAACTTGGAACCAAGTTAAACAAACATGGTTTAGCGCAATTTAAACAGGGGTTAACGGTAGAATTGGAACATGGCACAGATGCTACGAAAGAAGGAGTTAATGCGAATGAAACTAATGATAACCCTATAAATACAGGGAAAATCGCGTTAGCTCATATAAATGAACATCCAAATTACTATACAGGATTAGCTAAAATGGAGAAAGATGAGGAAAAAAAAGAAAAGAAAAGTAGTTTAAAGTCGATTATTACAAAAAATATCAAAAAATAATATGGCAAACGAAGATAAAGGAAAAACTACTACTACTGACCAATCTGGTTTATTGGGAGTAAAACCTTACGGTAATATTGGCCCAGATCGGGATGCAGATGAAGCAGCAGGAGTTGTCACAAAACTTAAGAAGAAAAAACTAGATGCGTTAAGAGCCGAAGGTTCAACTTCAGAGAGTGGTGAAAAAGCAAATGTTGGAGAAGTTTCAAAAGCAATAGGAAATTTCGTCAATAAGTAATATAATAAAATTATGAATATAGAAAAAACGTTAGAGACTCCAATAAATACCGCTATCTCAGATGCCCTTCTCAAGCTTAAGAAGGAACCATTACAAAAAGATGGTGTTGATTTAGTGGATATCGCTAAAAAACTTTCTGATAAAAAATTCGGAAAGGATAAACGTTAGAGAAAGTCGTTTGCGCGCAGTCGGTTTATTAATAATTAATATGAATAAAAATATTTATGGCAGAAAATTTATTTAATGACGGGT